GGCTCAAACACCTTGCTTATAGACAATTTACACACAGTGAATTGGCTGATGGAACTGCTTGGGCTTTGCTGGCAAACTAAGGGCCGAAATGGGTCCTGCAGGGTAAAAAAATTACCGCGCAAAAAAAACGGGTGGAGTACTTTTCGTTTCAAGGTGGTGATTTTTACCCATAAGCGCCAAAAATTAGCGTTTGCAAAAATGTATTTGTATACCCCACCCCACTGATTAATGCCCCACCGAGAGAAATAATTTTTTTCCAAAAGAAACCCCGACGACATTAGAATCATCGGGGAAGAGGGAGAGTCAGGCGTGTTGCAGACTCTGCGTCTTTTTAACGTGGGATACGGAAGATCATGCCCTGTGCTGTGGTCTCTATCCTGTAGCCTCTGTGCTCTGCACACAGCATAGCCTGCTCACCTAACTGCTGGTCCACTACACGCACACCTGTCAGTTTAACTGCTATGAACTTCTTACGGTAGTTGGTGTAGGCTGTGTCCCATACTAGGCCCAAACCCAACACATCCAACAGACGCTGTGCCAAGGTCTGCTGTTCCCTTGTGTAGGTGCATTGCATACGCTTGTTGGCTAGGTATGCGCTGATGGCCGCACCCTGTGCATGCTCGTCTGCTGACTGGGTGTTCAGTGTGTAGGTCATTGTGTGCTCCTAGATCTTAGTCAGTAACCATACCTTAACGGCAAAGATGAATCCTATCGCTGCCCCTACTATGATAATTTCTAACAGTGTCATTTCATGTCCTTTGTGTGTATGTAGTAATTATATTGCCAAAAAGCCTCGGTGTCAACCTACGAAGTGCCCAGGCGATATGATCCCGCAAGTCCTTGCGGAGGAGGATCAAAGTTGCAGGGTCTAGTGGTAGGCTGACACGTTGGCAATTAGATCCAGCTGTCTACCATCATCACGGGCTTCTTCATAACCCGCTTCACAAAGTCTTCTGGCTCGTCATCTGCACGTACCATAACGTAGCCCATGCTCTCTACCAAGTCCACACTGCATATCTGCAGGTCCAAACCGGCTGCTTCAAAAGCAATGTTCATCTTGGTCAGTGCATATTTGACGCCTGCGTCAAATGCCTCGTACTCGCCGTCACCCGTGTCTTCAAAGTCAAACTCTGTCTCCATCACGTGTCGGTAGTCCTGTCCATCTGCCACGATGAACTTGCCGATCTTCTTCCAGTTGCTTTGCTTCTCACTGTCAAAGTGGTCACAGCATTCGTTAATGTCAAAACTGGCAAAGTTGTCATAATTTACTTTGGTCATTTGGGTCGCTCCTTGTTACTATGTGTCTATTATACTGCCGATCTACTACTTTGTCAACAACCCTACTGTGTGTAGGGTCATTGTTGTTATGCTATAATTGTGTCGTCTAGCGCACAAGCTAACGCATTAAATGCGTTTTGTATTGCAACATGCTCGTCTAGTTCTGCTTCGTCTAGCACTGCTTGTAACTGTAACATTAAACTGTCTAATTTGCTTTTAGTATTTTGCATCTTTTGCTTTCTTTAAAAACTTATTATAACGCACTTAGCCCAAACAGTCAAATGCGCTGTAAAAAGACCCTACACAGTGTAGGGTCATTGTTTAACTGCAACAAAATGCATTAGCATTAATTAATGCATTATCTTCAATATACTTTAATACTGCGTAAAAATGCTCACGCGGTAATGTATCTTGTAGCATAATATTATTATGCAACGTTTCCGCATCTAATGTGTTATTAAACACACATAATGCACTGACATTATGTGCAACGTCATCTGCACACATTTTATACATGCTAAAATCGTTTTCGTCCTCGTCAATATACGCTACAGTATTAATGAGGGGCAGCATTAACTTGTTAATAGCTACAGCATGTGTTTTAGTTACTTTACGCATTTGGAGTTCCTTTTTGTTTAACATGTGTGTATTATAGCGCAAAAAACGCAAACTGTCAATAACCCTACGCACAGTAGTGTTATTATGCGTCTATCTCAAACTCTTCTATGCGTGTCTCTATGCTACAGCCTTCGCTAATAAAGTCGCGTGTAAAATTTTGCAATGCGTTCTCTGCACGTTCTCTGCTACTGTAAACCCCAACATTTTCCCATGCGTATTCGTCGCTCCCCATCCCTTGCCCTTGTAGCACATACATTGTTTGCATAGTTTCGCTCCTATTGCTGTTTAAAAATTAATTATACACTCAATCTACGTAGTAGTCAACTGCCTCTGTCAGCGTATTAAGCGCCCCAGTCACTTCTTCAAACACAGCCATCTCTGCCAACTGCTCGCCGTCAAGTGTTGCCTCTAACAGCATCTCTTCTACCTCTGCCAGCTTTGCAAGTATTGCGTCTCTCATCTCTGCTCCTTTGTTGCTAAGTGTTAATTATAGCACACCTTGTCCAAAATGTCAAGTGTGTGCTAATAGCCCTTTACGCTGTAGTAGTTTGCATAATAGCACGTATCTCGTCCGCTAAGTCGTAAGCGTCGTAGCTTGCACGTCCCTCGTCTTGCATGCCCCACTCGCTAGTGTGTGCTGTGTTTGCAAAACCGCATTCCGCAAGTATCTCATTTAAACGTGCAGTAAATGCTCCGTCCCAATAAAAGTGTCCCATTGCTACAGTAACTTCGTCGTCGCTGTGCAAGTTACGCAACAGCAACGTTCCCATTGTCTGCGCTGTCTCATCGTTTTGCAAACCGCTAATGTCGTAACAAACTGCTAAGTCGCTAGTGCCATAGTCTGCATCTTTTGCAACATAAAAGTCAATACTCTCTACAGTATAGTTGCCGCATTTTTCGTTTACGTTAATGCACAAGCTGTAGCCGTCTTCGTCTTCCGTAATGTACTGTTTTGCGTTTTGCATTTTTACTCCGTTTGCTTTGCTGTTTAACATGTGTGTATTATAGCGCATTTTGAGCAAACTGTCAATAACCCTACTGTGCATAGGGTTATTTCATTGAGTAGTTAACTGGGGATCATGTGCGGCATGTATGGCACTGCTCTAGGTCCATGTCGCTGTTGCAACAGCATACGGGCTTCTTGTGCATCATTAGCACCCACACGGTCTTTGAACTCTGAACCGTCGGGTCGTCTCACAGTGGCTTCAAATAGTTTCATGCCAGTTCCTTTAGGTGTTTACAATCGCCTCGAAAGGTATATCCGGGGCATGTGCAAGAGTTGTCCTCTGTGTCTATATAGTAGACTTGACCCTTACTGCCCTGTATCTCTATGCGTGATTCAGCCTTGACAGTGAATGGATTAGGAGTTACAGTCACGAACTTCCTGCCTCTCTTGTCAAAGCCCTTGATACCATTCTTGAAGAAAAAGGGCTTGTCTGTGCCTGTCTGTATGTAGGCCACCAACTTGGTGCCATCCAGTAGATAGACATGCGGGGGAAACAGCCCCCCGGTCGTTTCGCGGAGGGCTTCCATCAATCCAACCTTGAGCCTGCGTAGACCTTGTCCAAGCCCAACTTGTCTTTCAACACTTGGGCGTAGGCTTCTGCACCCGCTTCCAGGATGCTGATCGATTGTGTTGGGAAGCCGCTGGGGTTCCACAAACTCAATGCACCCGTGTAGTCTTTGCGGAAGCCTGCGGCCGCCAACCACTTGCCCAACTTGGAGTTGCTACGGACACCGTAGATGTTGACCCAAGCAAAGCCACAAGCGTCTCTGTCGCCGTGTTTGGCGTGGAATGCCTTGGCCGCTGTGCGGGCCTGCTGGCCTGCTTCGTTAGTTGCCGCCTGAACCAACTGCTCTGTAATTACCGTTGCTACTGCTGTCATATCGCGCTCCTTTTGTTTAACTTAGTCTCTAGTATAGCACCAATCAATAACCCTGTCAACCGAATGGGCTTTACCAAACAAGTTCTTTTGAACCGTAGCGGATCTTGCCTTCGTAGTCCAACTGGCTCTGCTCGAACTCTGTAAGGTAGTCATCAGCCACAATACGGAAGTCAATAATGCTCTCTCGAATGTGCTCGTTGTCGCACTCAATCTGTGTGCGCAGGCACATCACTGCGGTGGTAGCATCGCCCTTGAACTTCTTGACCACGTAGTCTGAACCGCCCTTGGCTTTCCAGTACTGTGGGCACTCACCCTCGCCTTCCCAATCGTGGGCGCCGTAGTTCTCGTAAACCTGTGTAGTGATCAATAATTTAGCCATTTGATTCGCTCCTAGTTGCTGTGTGTATGTGTTAATTATACTGCCTTTTGGGCAGAGTGTCAACCGTTCAACTTGGCACGGAGCAAGTCGCCTAGACTAGGCTGTGGCGTTTCTGCCACAGTCACACCCTCTACGAACAGCTCCACACTCTCGCTATAGTAGCCGTTTGACTCGCCCAACCAGCGAACATCCACATAGCCCTTGCGGGTAGCGAACTTGTAGAAGGTATAGGTATAGGACTCGTAGTGCTCTTCGTCTGGCTCGGTGGCACCTTTGACTTCCTCGGAGATCAACAAAGGCTCACCAACTAGGTCCTGGAGGTCACCTGTGATGTCGTTGATTCTCACAGTCTCGCAACAATCCTGCTGATGGGCGAACATGAACCGCTCTCCTGTTGCGGTTTCAAACAACATCTCGTCACCATCAACGGAACCAGAGACTCGCACAAAGGTCTTACCCAGCATCTGTGCCATGCCTTTTTGGGTGCTTACTATGTTGTGATAATCCATTGTGTTCTCCTTGTTGTTTGTTTCCATGTGTTAATTATAGCAAAGATTGGCTAATCAGTCAACCAATTTCACCTGCTTAAAAGTCTGATTGACTAGGTTAACTGAGCGACTGTTCCGACCGCCGATGTGCCAGCGATACAAGTCTGTCGGAGTCTCGTATTCTTTCCAATCATAGATAGTGGCCACAGTGCCGTCTTCAAAGCTCAAAACCCACTCGACTGTGGTCTTGTCTCCACCACCTTCTGGCTCGCCAAACACTTCCACCAGTTGGTGATAGTAGGCTTCAACGTAGCCCTGCAGACTAGTGCCGTTTGCCTCTGTCCATGTGCCTTGTGTAAATTTCATTTCATGCTCCTTGTTGCTGTCTATGTGTCTATTATACAATCAAAACACCACCGAGTCAACTCGAAAATAACCGTAGGGCAGGCCCACAGTATAGCAGAGATACTCGTCGTCACCATTGGTCTCTTCTGCCTCGTGAATCCAACGCAGAGCCATAGCACGATCCTTGGCACCCGAACGCAGGAGATCCAGCATACGCATCTCGAACTCGTGCATGGCCTGCTCTTCGCGCTCTTTGCGGAGGATATGCTCTCGCTCGATGACCCCTTCCAAGACCTTGAACTCCTCTTCGAACTGCTCCAGAGTCCAAGCGGAAGTGTCGACATGGCGTGGGCGGAAGCCGTGTGCATCCTTATACATATCCCAATAGGTCATTGCAGCCTGCTCCAAAGGAGTGTATTCTTCCCAGCTCTTGAAATTGAATTCGCTCATTTGTTGCTCCTGGTTTGTTGCTGTCTATGTGTCTATTATAAGGCCTTTGGCCCAAACTGTCAAGCCATTTCGCGTTGTTTTTTCACTACAGCCGCCATGCTGTCGATAAAGCCCTTTTGTTCGCGCTTGCTCAGCAAGGCCAACATCTGTACAGCCATGCTCTCAAGATAGCCAGCGGCATAGGCGTGTGATCCGTGATTCTTGTAGGAGGCGTCTGTGAAATTGCGAAGAACTTCTTTGAACTCTACTTGATTGTCTGTATGAAACATATGGGCTCCTTTGTGTCTGTATGTGTCTATTATACGGCCTTTTGGGCTAGACGTCAAGCGAACTGTTTGAGAAACCCATCACGGATCAGGGTCATTTCGGTTGACTCAACATAGAAATCTGTGCTAGGATCATAGTAGGCGCCTTCCTTGTTGTCATAATACAACACTCTGCCCGAGAAGTTGAACGGGCCTTCTAGGCCCTTGCGTGGACCGTATTTGACACGCATCTGGTCCATTTGGTACTTGTCTGCTGTGATCTTGTAGCCCATCTCTGCTCCTTGCTGTTTAAGTCTTAATTATACAGCCAAAAAGAAACCCTGTCAACCGCAGGGCTATAGTGGCCTGACAGGAGGGATTCGAACCCCCGACCGACGCCTTAGAAGGGCGTTGCTCTATCCAACTGAGCTACTGTCAGAATCTGGTGGGCCGTGAGTGATTCGAACACTCCACCAATGGATTATGAGTCCACTGCTCTAACCTAATGAGCTAACGGCCCCAACTGGTGCTCGAAGCCGGAATCGAACCGGCACACCCGAAGGCGAGAGATTTTAAGTCTCTTGTGTCTACCTATTTCACCATTCGAGCGTTATTCTTTTACGATGACTTCTTCTTCATAGAGTTCGCCATCTTCTTCTTTGTATATTATACACTCAACAATCTGCTCTGTCAACGATGCTTGGGCTATCGTTCTAGCTTCTTTAAGACTGTTGGTGGTGTGGATAAGTTCTTCATGGCCGTCTTGTTCGACAGTCCATACCTCGTATTGAACCCAAATCATGTTTGTTGTGAATGCTTATTATTCAGTAGATCAACGATCTCTTGTGCTGATTGCTCAGCCTCGTATCTGTTATCTCTAACTATGATAGCAAGGACCCTACCTTTGGGAACGCTTAAGAAGTCACGTATGACCACGCACTCGTCTGGTAGATAGTCCTTGCTTAGTGAAACCCCGTATCTCATATTAACTACTTATGTCTATACGCTTAACAGCGGGGCCTAGCCTGGCATTAGAAAGGAGCGTCTTCCAATGCTGAAGTGTCAACTTTAGCAGTTGCTTTGGCTTTGACTTTGACTGCAGCCTTGGGAGCAGCCTTTGCAGTTGCCTTAGGTGCTGCAACGTTGCGATCCAAGTAGTCAGCGATGGCTGCTTGTGCTTGCACGTCTTGGAACTCGTCCAACTTGGCAATGGCTTTGACTGCATCAGTCTTGGTCATACCAGTTTCCAAATCCCACAAACGAATGTCTTCGTGACCGTGTTTTGCAAGTACTTTGATACGCATGGTATCATTTGCAAAGCGAACCTTGTACTCGCCGTCCAGTTTGGAAATACCGCATACTGTAAATAATTTATCTGTAGCCATTTTAAATACCTCTTTTGTGTGTGTTAAAAATATGAACGCCTTGTCCATGTTCTAATTATACAACTATTTCGGTTAGTTGTCAACCGTTTTCTTCTTCTTTTGGCGAATCAACGGCTGTGGCTTTTTTGCCACAGTCTTGAACTCTTTGTTCACATAGAATGCAATCAAACTCCGCTGAATCATTGTTACCAAATCACCTTGATCATCTGCCACAACGAATCTAACAGGACAGTCTCCCCATGAACTTGTTCGGACAAAGTCATGGTAGTAAGATCGATGGCGCTTGTCCGAAGGATCAAATACTACATATGGCCTACCAAATAGTTCAAGTCTGCTCATTTACTTCCTGTGATCCATTTACGGATAACAGCCTCGAGTGGCGCAAAATCATATGTGGCTGCCTGTTTGGGACGCACCCGCATGAGTTCTTTACGCTCATGCTCTATGTTCTTTTCTTTATTTGTTTTCATATTGTTCCTGTTCGTTTACTGCACTCACGCCGTCATCAAGATCGATGTCGATGTTCTCTGCTTCCCACTCAGCCGCTGACTCGCTGATACCAAAGGCTTCGTCTAATTCTACGGGCAAAGTCTCTGCAATGCCCTTGCTGTCTAAACCACCATACTCGTAGTAGTCATCAACACCGTTGTCCCATACACCAGCAAAGGCCATGCCTGGTTCAAAATACATAGCACGAATACGGAAGCCTTGTTCAGTCAACTTCTCGTAGGCTGCAACGGGTGGGCTCCACGCTGACTCAAAGCCCAACGTCAATCCACCTGGGAAGTCCTGTGCAGGGTTGCCGTCGGCACCAATGTCCCACTTGGTACCCCATTCATTGACGCAGAAGTCATACCAGTTGCCGTATCCATGGACTTGGCGATTACGCTCTGTATCCTCTTCCAACTTCTTCTGCTCGTCAGGATCACCTACGCACCCGGCGACAATCTTAAGACTGTCAGGAATAGGAATGAATTCGTTAAGCAGGGCACCATCATTGAATGCCTTACGCACCCGCTCAATCATTGCAGGGTCTTCGTGGTAGATCTCTACCGAGTTGTTGCACCAATTTGGCATAGTGGCTCCTTTGTGTGTAAGTGTGTATTATAGCAAAGATTGACTGATCAGTCAACCGTTGAGCCAGCAATCCCTGGCTTCCTGTGTGGTTATTGTTTCCCCACCAATGTAGTCACCGTGGAACCCGCCCTTGTTCTCCAACACCAGGGCCTGTCCCATATAACTAGACTTGATCTCTACGATCTGTCCGCACTGTTCAATGTCGGCCTTGAAGCCTACCCAATCACCGATAGTGACTGTCTGTCCCTCTACTTTGGCTGTCTTCATAGCGAACTCCTTAACCGAACTCATACATGTGTTGTGCAGTGCTGGGATCCAACTTGACTAGATCAGTTGCAGCCGCAGTGAGTTTGGCGTAACGAGCACGGACCTGGCTCATGGGCAGTTCACCGTCGCAACTCAAGTTCTCCGGACTCAACTCGCAGTCAATGCTCTCTGCTACACGCTTGCGGCCAGCCGCAGTCTTGATCTCATACAGGGCTTCTGTGCGCTTGCCCATAAACAAGGACATATACTTGTTCTTGTCATCTACATACTTTTGCAGTGCTTTCATCGTTGCTCCTTAGTGTGTGTAAGTGTTAATTATACTGTCAAATGCGGAACTTGTCAATAACCCTATCAGCATCCTGGGTATTACTGATCTCGTCCAGGAATGCCAGTTGCATCATTTCGATCAGCACTCGGCAGGTTCGGGCCTCTGACTTGGGCAAGGTAGCAATGAATGACTCAACACCTTCCCGGCTACTGATAGCCCACATGATGTCTGCCAGTGCCATTTGTTTGCTGTTTAGTCCGCGGATCTCAATCATTGTGCTGTCCTTTGTGTTTAGGTTGACGTTTAAATTTGACTTTGCTCTCAACTACCTTCTGCTTGAAGGGTGTGCCCGCACAGAACAGGATGATGTGCTCTCTGTGCTTGGGTTTAACTTTGATTGTGATCTTCATCGCTCTCTCCTTACTATGTTTCTATTATAGCGCAAAGGGCCCAAACAGTCAACCACAGAGTGTTGTTTTTATGCCACACAGCGCACTCGCCAAAAAAATCCCCTAACTGGCCGGGAGCGAATCGGACTTACGGGTTAGGGGAGTCAAAAGCCCTTGCGGGCTTTTACTTGTTTGCATCTACTCTGGGAGCGAATCAGCCTCGACGCATACAAGATACTTCAGCCACCCTAGTCCAACGGTCTGGGAAGCTTTTCTTCAAGTCTGCTAGTTTGAGCACCATACGTAGGCTCAACTCGCGCAGTTTCTTTTTGTTGTTATCGATAAAGTCCAGGATCTCATCAACGTCCCAGGGCTGGAATTCATACGACTCCAGCATGCCATCTTCTACAATCTGTTTGATGCGCAAGATCTTCTCACGTTCAGTGTCAATGGTCAAGTCCAAGTAGTGGCAACGGCTTTCCAATGCCTCAAGGTGATCCTTAAGTTTCTTGCTCTTAACGTTTTCAAACTTGATGTTGGTAATAAAGATTGCACCGCCACGGAACTCGAAACTGTTGGGCACACCTTCACTACGCAGCAATCGGCTGTCAGTGTTCCAATGGATCATACGCTTCTTGCCCGAATCCAATGCTGCCTTAAGGATGTTCAGGCTCAGGTCGTCCAACAGCACTGAGTCACAGTCATCGAACACTAGGATTGACTTCTTGTCACTGAATTCGTAGAGTTTCTTGTAGAGTCCAATGGCTGACATTGCGCCCTTGACCACTTCGTACTTCTTCAGCTTGTCGTTCTGTGCCACAGTGGCAAACACATCGTGTTTGGCCAGTACTGTCTCTACACCGTGGCTCTTGCCCACACCCGGGGGACCTGTCACGATCATAGCACGTACATCGCCCTTCTTAACAGCACGAGTCATGTCGTCTAGGATCTCAAAACGCTCACGCAACCGTGTCTTGATCTCATCGTCTGTCTCGGTGAGGTTCTTTTGCACAGCAGCCTGCTCTAGGCTGAAATGCATAGTGTTGCTAGGCTGCTTGTCCATCATGTTCATTGTTACCATTTTACCCATTTAGTTCGCTCCTAAGTGTTTGTGTCTAAGTGTCTATTATACTGTCAACAGCAGCAGTTGTCAACTATTTACTGTGTCGAATGGGCTAAAATCTTCTGTGGAATCTGCCACATTCATCTCAGCCAGCGCACCCAATACAATCTCAATTGGGCAGTTCAATTCTTCTGCGATAGCACGACTGTTGAAGCCCTCAATGTAGAGTTCCTGGATGTCGTAGGCTAAGTCTTTCATCATGCTCATAGATATTCCTTCATTGCTTCGCGTTGTTTAAGTTCTGCCATTAGCTCTTCGTCTGTGTAATCACAATAGCCTTTGAAACCAATCAGCAAGAGGTCTCTGAGGTATTCAAGCCCACTGTCCTGTTGCATGATGTATTGATAGTCATCTTCAACGAGGAACTGCTCGGCTTCATCGCGGTCAAAGGCTTTCGCCTCTGCCGTTGCTTTTTTACTTTGAAAGCCTGTCATGCTGTTTCCTCTTGTGCAATACGATCTTGTTCGTCCATAATGGCTGACTCCAACTCAACAAAGGAGCCGTCGTGATCTGATACAAACCAAGTGGCCTTGCCGTTGACATTGCGCAGAATGTAGTCGTATTCCTCGTGTTGGAAGTTCTCAACATAGTCCGCATAGTCTTTGAACTTGCGAGCGTCAATGCCTGTCTCGCCACGATCGCGTCCGTAGAAGGTAGTTGCACCCGCTGCCTGAGCCGCTTCATACAATACTTTCTCAGACTCGTCGCTACCATGTGGGCTGAACGGATGCTTAGTGCCTACAATCTTGCCCAGTGAGCTAATGTCGCCCAGGTCGATCAAGTCACGCAGGATGAAAGGGTTGCTGTAATGTTTCAGCAAGATCTGGCCGTTGTGTGCCAAGTAACCGTCCCAGTGGCAGTAGACCTGCTGTACTGTACCGTCTGCGAATTCCAATGCAATAGTGCTTCGTGTTGCCATTGTGTGCTCCTTGTGTGTTTGTGTAAGTGTTAATTATAGCGTATCAAGCCCAGTCTGTCAACTGAACGTCTGCAAAGACCCTATCTTCTGTGTGGTCATATGTAAGGAATACTTTAGTACTATCTGTACCGCCCTCTACTTGGAACACACCCATGTAGCAGAACTGGCCGCCATTGGTAATGCCTAGGAACTTGCACGATGTGAAGTTGGGACCTCTGTAGCCTGCATCCTGTGCGGCTCTGGTTAGATACAGTGGTCCAAAATCTGTTAGAACCTCTAGTGTGTCTGCTGTGATCATATGCGCTCCTGTGTGTGTTTAAGTGTTAATTATATAACCAAAAAGCCTCAATGTCAACCCCTGCGAAGTGCCCAGGCGATGCAATCCAATTGGGATCGCTGTTGCAGGGTCTAGTGACAGGAGTTGACATCTCAGCAATCTGGATCAAAGTCTGCCCACTCTTGGGCTTCGTCGGGCTGTCCATCTCTCTCGCACTCGTCCTCAAGTTCTTCTGAGGCTGTGAGGAATGCTTCGCACATGTTGAACAGTTCTTTGAACGCACGTTGCTCTGTGCGGTTCAGTTCCTGCAGGAACATGGGGCCTTCTTCGCGCATGGCTTCCATAACTTGTCCCAATGCGCTGAGAGTGTTCTCGCACATGCAGTAACTCATATTTGGGTAACTTGACATAGGTTCGCTCCTTTGTTTAACTTAGCCTACAGTATAGCAAATTTTGGGGATACTGTCAACCCCATGCTTTGTATAACCCTGCTAGCCCTATGGCTATTGCCACGCCGTTGACCAGCATCTGTGGCTTATTTGCCACACGCACTGTCCATGCCAAATAGCAGGCTCCGCCTAGTACTCCGGCCACAATGTTCCAGGGATGCAGGTGTGGGAAGAACGACATCAGCACGTACATGGCCAGCAGGCACACTGTGCCCGTCCACTGTAGCAGATTGTCTATCTGCTGAATGGTCATGCAAACTCCTCTTCCACCTTGGTCAGCATGTTGGCCGGCACTCGCCACAGACCTTGCGCAGTCTTGACCGTGACATACTTGATGGCAATCTTGGTGACCACACCCGTTACATTCACGCCAGTCTTACTGGATGTGAAGTTAACGTTGTCGCCCAACATCAACGATGCTTTGGTCAGTTTGGCAATGGTTGCCCGCTTCCACTTGACTGCATCAATCATGCTGGACAACTCAGTGTTGGTCCAATCACCAAACATGATTGATGAGTTGACTTCTTGTATAGTTTTCATAGCCGCTCCTTGTGTGTGTAAGTGTCAATTATAGCATCAAGCCGCTTGGGCGTCAAGTTCCCAGCTGATGTCCTGGAACTTCTTGTACAGCCTGTACACATCCCGTTTGGCTTCTGTCAAAGCCTGGTCGATGAGGTCTTCTGCAACACCGTCTGTGAGCACTTCGCGGGCGTCTTTGTATAGGCATCCGCCCAAGTACTGTGAACTGAGTTCGATGTTCTCAACCATAACTCTGACACGGAGCATGAACCAATCAAGGTTGCCGGATTCAATGTCCTGACAGAGTTGTTTGACGTCATGCTCGCTGTCGTCAAATAGGTCGCTGGGGTGCGTGTCTTCATAGGTCTTGTCCACAATGACATCAAAGCCATTGCGCTCGTAAACAGCCAGTTCGTCATAATACCGCATAGTGTCGCTCCTTAGTGTATTTTGTAACATCAGTCTTAACGTGTTCTATAGTCTTAATTATAGCACCAGTTGCATAGTCTGTCAACACAAACCGCATGCCAGGCCTATATCGGCATAGTTCTATCATCTCTTTACAGGCACGGGCCTGACTGTATTCCTCACCCCAATAGTGTCCAGAATACAGTTTGTCCTTGTAATACATCTCACATACATAACGGTACATTACATGCTCCAGTAGAGTTCGCTTGAGGGATCACATGAGCGCGGTGTGTCATGTGGGATTTGAATGTCCTTGCCACTCATCAAGTTGCGCACAGTCTTCATTGTAGGCAAGTACTCAAAGCGCCAGCCCTTGGTTGCAGGGTACAACCAGTAGAGTCCGTTGCACTCGTTGCGCATGCCCGCCTCAGTACGGCCTGTCCAAACTGTGGTACTGAACAGGCGCTCACCTGTCTTAGTACGACGATCTGCCTTGTAGATGTACATTGTGTAATCTTGTTTCATTGCTCGCTCCTTTGTGTGTATGTGTCTATTATACTGCCAAATGGCATTGGTGTCAACCAGCCCTATAGTGTCTCCAACCGTCGTGATCCCCTGCTCGCTTGCCTTTTTCCTTGTGGCATATACTGCACAACTCTTGTAGATTCATTTTTCGATTGTCTGTATTATCGCCGTTCACGTGATCTATCTCTGTGCTGAGTTTAAAGCCTGTGCTCTCTACCAATGTCCAGTTTATTACACAAGGGAATCCCAATCGGCTCTCAGTGTTAGAGCAACGATTTGTTTTAAATCGAGTAACACCAGATGACAAGGGATAGTCCATGAAACTGTTCTTATGACAAGTGCCGCAGAACACTCTATATCGTACATCGTGCTCCCCAACTCTGCCACGCATAGGGACGCAATAACTGCCGCATCCTGGGTTGATACAAACGGGTCTAAAATGCAGTACTCGTCCCATAATGCGCTCCTTTGTGTGTCTATGTGTGTATTATAGCAGAAACAGATAACCCAGTCAACCGTAGGGTTATCCCAACACTCTGCGGAGTGTCCAACGAGCATCTATTCTACTGGCAAACCAGCGGAACAGAGCCCTTGAATCGTCCTGCAAGAGTCCGGGCTCTGCACCTGTCTTGCCGCCTCTAAGCATAGTCATATCGCTCTCCTTATAGGTATTGATCGTTTAACTCTGGCTCAAACAGTTTGACCAACTCACGCTCGAGAGCATAAGCCTCAGCACGGCCACGGATCACAGCAATGACCTCATGACGCCAAGTCATAGCCAAACCGCCCGACTTCAAGTAGATGTACAAGGCCCACAGTCTGTTCTCGTTCACAGCACGGCTACGGTGCTTTCTCCAACGCTCTGCAATGACCTTGTCTGTGTTGGGCTGGCTCTTGCGAGTCAAGCCAATGTATGAATCACCACGCTCTGATGTCATAGCGTAGATGATGTAGTTGCAGTCTGATCTGGGTGTACGTCTTGTCATCGCTCTCTCCTTACTATGTGTCTATTATAGCACTATGGGCCAAAATCGTCAACCGCCCCGCACTCGTTCTGTTGTATTTTCGCAACACCGTTTACAGCAATATTAGACGTGATCTGTGTAATAGTGACAGCACAAGCGAATCTAGCGATTTTAGCGGGTCTGAGGCCTATATAAATCAACGACTTACACGGCCTCAAACACACAAAAACAGTCTAAATTTGATATTGTTTAAAAATCACAACAAACACTGTGGCTACGAGAACACACACTGTCTCTA